AACATAACTTTTATTTTTTAATACCAAACATACACATAACACTCATGAAAATTGCCATTAATGCAAATCCCATTTCATTATCAACACCAGCAAAGTGGATATATTGTTGAACAACACCTGCCATTGTTAATACTGCTAAACCTAGAGCACCTACTGCTCCTACTAAATACTTGAAATCTATTTTTTTAAACATAACTTTTATTTTTAGGCTCGCGCCTCATTTACCCCGTAAATATACGAACGAGGGGTTGGGAAACCAACCCCCCGCGCGGTTACTTTAAAACGTTTTTACCATTTTTATAAACTGTAAACCCAACACTTTCAGACCAAGTACGATCGTCATCCATTTCAAATTCACTAATACTAACACATTCGAATTTATAACCATCAATATTGTACGGGAAACTATCTCTAATTTGTTCTAAACTAAGTCCAAAGAAATCACGTTTTGCTCTAAAGTAAAACCCGGCATCACCCATGTAATGACCACTACCAATGTAAGGTACATTAGTGTATTTAATTTCTTGATGTTCTTTCCAGTGATCAAAATCACTTTTCATTTCAACATCAGCACCTTTAGTATTTAAAATGCTTGCTAGTGCAATAAATAAATCTTGATTTTCTTTTTCGAATCTATACATAACCTTTATTTCTTTTATACCGTGAATATACGAACTATTCCTCGCTTTTCCAAATCTTTTTGTGTTTTTCTTTACGATGGAATTTCTTTTTATTACGATGAGGAGTAGGCATACGCATGGCTTCATTCCATTCGTGTTGAGTCAATTGTATTTCCTTAACCTTTTCCATCATACGTAAATATACGAAGGGATCTGACCAAAGCCAAATCCCTTCATAGTTGTTTATTTTATATGATTTTTATTTAATAATACCTGCTCTTCTTTGCCATTGAGTTTTATTATATTCTTCAAGTGACATTTTATCAGCAATATATTCCTCATAATCTTCTACCCAATCATCACTTTCATAATCTAAATAAGCATCTTCCCCATTTAAACGAATATCGTTTGTTAATGAACTCATGTACATATTCAATTCAGGTTTTCCTTTTAATGCTGTTTGAGCTTTAACTAGACATTCAGATTTACCTTCTTCTAAACCTAAAGCATTATCACCTGGGATACCTAGATCATCCCCTTCTGAAGGGGCGAAAATACCACCATCATAATCTTGAAGTGCTCTCATCAATTGTTCAGATGCTCCTCTAATACCTCTACCAAGTGAAGCATTAACCCAATCTGAGGTTTCAACATTGTATATATAAATGTAATCAGCACCATAAGAATCACCTATTTCAGCTACTTTCATCATAGCATCATCAAACTCCATAGGTAGTTTATTTCTATCAGCTGGTTCTTTATGTTTTGCTTCGATTTCACCTGTTTCAGGATCCATATAAGAAATGTAACCCATAGAAGATACTTTTAATGCTTCTTCAGGCATTGAATAATGTGATTCTAGGCCTTTACCTAAATTTTCAGGGTAACCATCATAATGGTTATATGTTGAAATTAATTCTGGTTTATCGTTGATAAAACCTACTAAAGCTCTTGTTGCCATTTTATTTTTGTTTAATTATATGTTAATAAATATTATAAGTTATATTTAGATTGCCATTTTTTAATAAAGCTTTCACCTACACCTAATTCTAATGTAATTGCGTTATCAGGTACACCTGATAATTTATCTGCTGACATGATATAGTCTATATTTTCATTTTTCCAAATCTTCATTTTAGTTTTAGCATTTGAACGATTTGATGTTTTAAATACCATAACTACAGGTTGTTTAGCATAAGCTTTACCTTTTTCAGCTTTAATTTTAGGTGCTTTCCATCCTTTAGGTGGAGTATGTTCTACCTTCCAAGGACCAAATGTAGTTTTGCTTCTATCAAAATACCATACTGATTTCCATCCTAATTCTGGTTTTGAAGGGACATCATAATACTCTAAAGTATATTTTTCTTTTACTATTGCTGGTGCTTCTGCTGGTCTACCTCTACTCATTTTCTATAAATTTTAGCTACATAATCACCTTCCATATGTGATTTTACAATATGGCAGTGTTTACAATTTAATTGATAATTATTTGGTTGTTCACCTTCTAATGTATATTTAATATCTGAATTGATATGATCAACATCCATCATTGATGATTGTCCTTTAGTATGTAAATCAGGATAAGATGTTACAGGATCAAATCCACAACTTTCACATTGATGTTCACCCTTAACCCATTTTTGAACTTTATACATCAAATGTGGACGATCTATTCTAGAAGCAGCCCCACATATTTGTTTATATTGGATATGGGTTGGACAATAAACATATTTTTGGGATTTATTGTAATACTCGGTTTTGTTATTACACCATGATACTTTACACATTTTTAACCTCTTTAATATGTTTACACTGACGATCTTTAGCTCTCCAAACACCAGGACAATTACATTTATATGTAATACCAACTTGAGTCACTTTATAAAAATGACCAGGATCACTTTTAGATTCAAACAACCATTCATCTTTTTTTGGTTTTTCCTTTTTAACTTTAGGTTTAACCCAATTGATATCTTCTAATGTTGTTTCAGGTAATACTTTTTTCCAAATAGGTACAATCCATTTTTGCCCGTCTTTATCAATAAATAAACTAGGGGGTAATATTGGATGTTCATAAGTGTATCTAAATACTCTTACATCAACAAAATCACCAAAATTTTTAGGATTAAATTTGAATCCTTCTCCATTAGGACGATAAATAATACGACTACGCAAAGTACCGTATTTGTTCTTATTTGTAAATTTATATAACATAACCTTTATTTATACCTAAATATACGAACTTATTTTGCAGTAACCACGCCTCTTTGAGAAACTACTTCAGATGATTTACGATTTGCAAATCTAATAGCTGCATTTTCTTCCTGTAATTGGTAAAATTTACCTATAAAAGCAGCAGTAAATGTATCCCCAGCTCCTGATACGTCAATTGTATCTTGTGGATTTGGTGATTCAAATAATTCACCATTATACAAAGCTCCTTTTTTACCTAATGTAGTAATAATATTATCTGTAGTTAAATCTGGATTGTTTAAATGTTCAGATTCATTTAATTTAACAAATGTAAAACCTTCAATAATATCATCAGTTAATTTACGTTTACTATCTAAAATAGATAAAGTTGATTTACGAGCAATTTCTTTTAAATCAGCGTTTGTTAGAAATCCTTTATTATAATCACTAACTATTACAATATCTGCACTTCCTATACTCATATCAGTAAAACTATTCCATACAAATCTATCATCAAATTTTTCACCTTCATCTACACGAATGAACATATGATTTGACTTATCCTCTACATATCTTGTTTTTAAAATATTTTGTTTCTGATGGATACCAGCTACAATACTTTCAGGAAATAGAGATTTGATATTTGCTACTGTGTTTCCAGCCATCCCTTCATTTGTAGTAATTGTAATTGGATTAATTACAGGTACAGGGGCTTCAGGTGATATTCTATTTGTTTCACAATAAATAAATTTATCAACACACGTTTCTCCTATTACTAGTACTTTCATTATTTTTTTCATTTTGTAATTGTAAATCAATAGCTAAACCTTGACATAATGCTTCTAATGACCCCCAATCTTTTAAAGCAATTTCAATCATAACATCATCAGGAATACTATGAAAAAAAGATATTGAATCATTCATCAAATAAAGACCAAATTGGTTTCTGTGTTGGTTTTTTCTTACTAGCAACTTTATAGCTTGGGTATTTTGATTTAGCCCATTTATGCCATTCTTGGAATGTTGTGTAATTTTGTTTTGAAGAGTTTTTGCTCATTTTAATTAATTATTTTGATTATTTAATTGTTTTTCTACTTTTTCCCAATATGGAATAGTTCTACTTAATTTAGGACCTTTAGGTCCACCATTCCAACTTCTAGCAATTGATTCAAAATCACTATCTTTATGATGAAATTCTTTCCATATTAGAAACATATGAACTGATTTATCACGATCAAATCTATCTTTTAAAGTAAATCTTTGGTATGAACCTATTCTTTTACAAATTCTATTTACTTCTCTAACCATAATAGGACGGATTTGTAATACACCTACTGATGGTTGATCTAAATGTTTATCACCAATAGCGCTGTCTATACCACGGGATTCAACGTATATTAATGCGTTAACCAAATCATTAATGGGTTTGGGTGATATTGTAATTGGTTTTTCAATAACTGGTTCTTCTGTGTTAAATTCTTCAATATTTTTTATGGGGTTAATTTCAGCTGCTATTATACTATTAGAAGTAACTACATGACCATTACTAATTATAAATGGAATCATTAATATTAATAAAACTTTTTTCATAACTTATTTTTTATTTTTAACTTGGTTTAAAATATCAGATACTTGTGATGATTTTAATTTATTAATAGTATCAGCTATACGTTGACATTCTTCATATTTTTCTTCTCTAACATAATTAGGAAGATTTTCTTCTAATGTTTCAGCAAAATGTTTTCGTTCAATAGTAATATCAAATATTGAGTTTTCGGATTCAACTATTACTGACAGTAAATGAATATGTTTTTTCTTGGTATTAAGATTTGCAAATATCCCTTCTACAATAGATTCGGTTATTCTAAAATCCTTATTCATTACCATGTCTTCAAATTCTTCAACTGAGTCTACAAGAAATTCTTTTGGTTTGTATTTCATAATTTAAAATAAATCTAAAAAGTCTTTATCTATTTTCTTCTCCCGTAATTTACTAAGCTTTTCTTGCTTATCCAAGGTTTTTGTAGCAAGTTTTTCTAAATGTTTATTTTTTTGGTTCTCATAATCGTTAACAAGTTTATCATGTTTACGATGTTTTTTCTTTTTTAGTAAAGGTATTTTTTTCCTTCCCATAATTATAATCTTGAAATTATATCTAATTCATCATCCTTAGGATCATCACCTAATCCTAATTCAGCTAATCGTTGTTTAGTATATTCATCTAACTCCCAATCAACTTCTGATTTGTTTATTGGTTTATGGTCTTCCATTCCTTCAATTTGTTTATCATTAAAAATATCCCCAATGGATGTAAAATAACAATTATAACAGAGAAATTCTACATTATTTAAACCATAATGTTTTTTATTACCATCCTTAAAATGTAAAAGTAATGCCATTTTATAATCAATTACTCTTCGTTCATGATACCCACATTGATTACATTCTTCTTTTAAATATCCCTCTTCAATCATCCTATGTTTGATTTTTTGAGGATTAAACGATGATGAATCTAATCTACCCTCAATAATATCTAAAACATTAAAGTCACTCTTACCTGGATTTAAAAATTTAGGGATTCCTTTACCTGATTGATTTTTGTGTTGTTCAAATAAATTAGGATATCCTTCTTCAGTAGCATCATATTCTTTTGCCCATTTTTTATAGTGTTGATATGACACGTTTAAATATCTACATGCTGCTCTATTAGATTTGGTTTTAGCCATAGCTGCTAAAATCATTTCTTTTCCAAGTGGTTTTGCTTTAGGCATGTTGATCTTTTATTTTATTTCTTAGTCCTGAACTAGAAAAATTATGGTTTCTACTATTATAATGAATATAAATATTTAAATGTTCACATATTTTTTTAGCGGTGAAATCTTTATTAAGATAATCACTACCTATAAATCTAACATCTAGATTAAAAGATAAAAATATTTCTTCTAATTCTTTTTCTGTTTGGTAAGGTATAATTTCATCTACAAACTTACATCCTTTTAATTGAATGTATCTCTCAACTAGAGATTGGATGGGTTTATTTTTATTTGGTCTATCAATTGTTGGATCCGTTTGTAACGCTACAATTAAATAATCACAATTATTATATGCTTCTTCTAACATTTTAATATGACCTGCATGTAATAAATCAAAACTAGAGCATGTAATCCCTATTTTATTCATCTTCACTTTTTTTATCTATTTCTTCTAAAATATCCCATAAATCTTCAGAACATTTTATTATTACTTCTTTTACTTCATCTGTTTTACTATTAGACCATTCCATTAATCCTATTTCACCAGTAATATGATCTTTTCTTTCCCAAATATACCATGAAATTATTTCTGTTTTCCATTCTCCATATTTTAAATAGAGAAGATTCTCAATAATTAAATAAAAGTCTTCATTATATTCAATAAGATTAATGCCAGTATCATTGGTTAAAAAAGTACTTCTTATTGCTTTATCTTCATATAAATCTACAATTTCACAGAATAAATCCTTTTCAAGTAATGGAGATAATCTTTTCTTTAAAATAAGATGTTTTCCTAGATTTTTCATTCAGATACAGTAAATATATTTAAAAATACATTCACAGGCATTTGTTTTATTTTAGCAAAATATTCGATTGCTTCTTCTAAAGTTGATGCTTTTGTGTGATTTATGGGTTCTTTTTTTTTATCATTTGTTACATAAAAATAATAATTTTGCATAATATTTTATTTAAATTTATTGATTAATTTTGAATTATTTTGTGGGTTATGCTCTGCTCTACCATCCCATTTAATACTAAAAAAGTCATGTGCTAATTGTTCTTTACGTATTGATTCAGCATTTTGTTCTTGAGTTTTCCGTGTAGCGGCTCCTGCAAAATGGTAAAAATTAATATATGCACGTTTCATAAGATACCCAACGTACTCACATTTAAGGAAAAAATCCCAATCAACTACATGAGGAGAAGGATACATAACATCCCAACCACCAACTGCTAGATAATCGTATTTATTCATCATAAAGGGTAAAGTAGAACCATTTAATTCAGCTTGTTTATATTGTGTTTGCTCAAATTCCCAATAATCATTTATATTAAAATCATCAGGTGTTTGACCAAAATCTTTAATTATAAATTGTGAGAACATTGATGGTTTAGGTTCTATCTGATTTGGGGATACTACAACTCCAGGTTGACAAAATATTTCTAAACGAGAATCCCATTCTTTAGGAAATACATTATCATCATTTACTACTAGAATATAATCATGGGTAGCATTATAAACTCCCCAATTAGTAGCTACTGATAATCCTTGGTTAGTACCTAAATCTAATACTCTAACATCTGGGTATTTGTCAAGTATAGGTTGGTTTAGCTCTAAAAAACCATCTACTACAACAATAATTTCATTGTTATTTACTTGCCCCTCGAATGCTGATTTTAAACATAAGTCTAAATATTCAGGTTCTTTATATGTAGGTATAATTACACTAAACATAATCCCCCCAATTAGTTAAAGGTGATAGCCAAGCTGTTTCTCCATGTGTAGCATAACCTGGTAGAGGAGTTAATAGTAATCCTCCTTGTTCTCTTAAATGTAAAAACATCTGGAAGTCATCAGGGTGGGTATCTTTAGTAAAATTTCTTAAAGTATCTTCATATTTTTTAAGCGTTGATACTTTAGCAGCAAATGTCATTGTTGTTGAATTAGTAATTTTCCAATGTATACTATCACTTAAATATACTCTAGTATCTTCAGCACTACCTTGACAGTATGGATTACCTCCTTTAGAGGGATCTAAATACTTATCTGGGTGGTCGTAGAGTGCTATAAAGGGGGCTCCTAAGGTAAAACCTTCCTCTATAATTTTTTGGCTATTTGGTTTGTGGATATAATCATTTTCAATAAAATATACAATTTCATCATTATCATATTGTAGTGCTTCATCTAATGCTAAATTAAATGTCCCAGCTCCATGTCCTATAGAGACGTATTCAATACTACTTCGAGTTACATATTTTTGAATCATGTTATTAGTATCTTCGGATACATTATCCGCTATAACAGACCAATCAGCATCTTTAAATACCTTAGTAGCATTAGCTAAACAATTTTCATTGTTTATATAATCTGGTTTTTCTTTTTTATAACCAGCATCTGATATTCTATAGATTATTTTCATTCTTTTATAATATAACACCCTGCTGGAAAACCTGAATCATCATTAGTATAACTTTTATTTAAATCTAACTTTTTATCTGTTTCTGGATGATACAAGAAATAAGGGAGGTTATTTGCTTTAAAATAAACTTTAATAGCATCTAAAGATTCGTATAAGCAAGAATCATCAAATATAACATAACCTCCAGTTTTTACTTTAGGATATAGTTCTTCTAAAACTTCTAATGTTGCTGAATAAGCATCTACATCTACTCTAAGTATTGAGATGTTTTCTATACCTGAATTCGGGAGAGTATCTTTAACAAACCCTTTAAGGTATTTAATTCTAGGATCATCCCCTAATCCAAAATTTTTAAAATGGTTTTGGACTTCTTCTAAACTAATAGCTAAGGGACCATCAGCATTATGTGTATAACGAGGTGTATGCCTTTCTTTATCGTATTGATGTTTAGCTCCTTCTAGGGGTTGGAAACCTTCATATGAATCACAGACCCATATATTTTTATCTCTAAAAACTAGTGATAAAAAGATAGAAAACCCACCTCTCCATACACCACATTCTACTATATCTCCATCAATATCAACTATTGAATTAAAGTGTCTTAATATGGTATTAAACTCTCTTTTGTTTACCATTGTAATTTTAGAATCAATAAGATAATTGATTAAATCTTCATAGCTGTTTATCTCGCTCATAATATTGTAATTTTTTGATTTATATTTTGGTAATGGCAAATACCTTTAATCATAATGTTTTTGTGACTACAATCGTGTATTTGGTGTTGTTTTATATATTCTAATAATTTAATATAAGTTTTTTGGGGAACCAAGTGATATTTAAAAAGCTTATTTCTATTAATACATTCCCTTAAAAATCCTTCACATTCCCACCCTTGGAAATACTCCCAAATTTTACCATTGTAATTAGGGATATTTTGTATTTCATTATAAGTTTTATCTATATATTCTTTATCATTTAGATAATCTGTTTTAGATACATTTATAAAATAAAAGTTAGTTTGTGGGAAAAAATCTTCATTTATAATACGTTCATTACTAAAACTATATTTAACCATTCCACCATAACCTACCCCGTTCATATAATAAAAATCAGCTTCTTGAATTGGTATTTCTAATACTTCAGGTTGTAAAATTATATCGTTTGAAGCTTTACATAACCATTCTATATTATTTTCTTTACAATAATTAAATATAGTATTATCTAAATCAGCTGTTCCAAAATTGTGTCCTCGATTTTTATCTAAGTAAATAATAATAGCATCTGGGTATAAAGAAGTTATGGTATTTTCTAAGTATTCTTTATTTAGTTTATTATAAGTAAAGGCAAAGATATGTCCTTTATACTCATCTGATACTGATTTATTGTGTAGTAAATAAGAACCTAATAATTCAATATCTAAATCATCGTTAATGAAACCTATAGAACCATACCAACTTTTATTTATAATATCTTTTAAATTCATAATTTATATATAACTTAAAATATATTTGGCTAAGCTTTTTGTTGTCAAATGTTGTTTGGTATGTTCAAATACTTTATCTAAAAGTGTATAATATTTTTCTTGATTAAAATTATTAGCTAATTTTTTAGCTTCTAATAACAATTCTTTAGGAAAACTAGATAATGTATCTTTAGGACAATCTTCTAAATCAGTAAAATAAGGCATACAATAATTACCTAATATTTCATAATGTCTCATACAATCCCAACCTGCTTTTTTCATAGTAACCCCATAATAAGATTTTTGATAATCCTCATAATAAGGTTGTTCTTCCTTGAATACATAAGTTTCAGGTTGACCGGGGATGCATGTAGCATATTCTTGGATTTTATTTTTGTTAGGTTGAGATAATTTAGGTGTTGGAATAGCAAATGTGATTGGTTTTAAATTAGGATGTTCATTTACTAATTCACGTTTAAAATATAAATGTTTTTTATGTAATGGATCCAACTCAGATTCATCATTACCATCAATTAAAATAATCTTATCAGATGGGTAATGTTTTGAAACTAAGTCATAATAATCTTTACAACGTTTAATTGAACCATAAATAATTAAATCATAAAATTGATCTTTAATTTTTTGTTCAATATTAGTTCTATCTATATTATTATCACCTATAAGCCAAAATGTAGTCATTGCACCCCATAAATGTCTTTGGGGTATTCTTCCTTCATATTCTTTATAAAGAGATATAATTTGGGTAGAATCAACAACACTATCTCCATATAATTCTCTCAGACCATAAAATACAAGATCATTTTGATAATCTGAAATGAATCCTCCACTTGCTTGGGCTATTTTAACATGATTTGTTACATAGAGTATATTCACTTATTTTCAGTTTTCCAAAATGAATAAATACCTTTATCAATTTCATATTCAGGCCATACAAATCTATCTCTCATAGGTTGTTTTTTAGCCCATTCCCACATTTGTGTTAAACCTGATTTTATATCGGTTTTATGCTCAAATCCTAATAAGTCAACTGATTTTTGGTAAGTTGGTATTGAATGTTTAACTTCATGTCTCGGTTCTAAATGAACTACATCACCTTCTCCAATCACTTCTCTTAAGATAGTAGAAGCTTCTTTTATAGATACTTCTTCAATACCCCCTAAATTAATAATTTCTTTACTAGCTTGAGGTCTAACAGCAGCATTCCATAATGGTTCTAATGAATCATCAATAAAACTAAATGCTCTGGTTTGTTTACCATCACCAAAAATAGTCATATCCATACCATTTAAGTGTTGATACATCCAAATACCTAATACATTTCTATATTTATCCCAAATGTTTTGTTTCACACCATATACATTATGAGGTCTAATAATACACCAATCTAAACCATGTTGTTCACCAGCTATTTGAATGTCCATTTCACATCCATACTTAGCTACTCCATAAGGATCAATTGGTGCTTGTTGTTGACTTTCATCAAAAATCCCTCCATATCCATGTCCATATACTGCGAGAGTTGACGTAAATACTAGTCTTTTAACGTCGTGTTTAATACATTCATTAACTATACGGGCAGTTGATTTTAAATTATTATCATAATTATAACAACGTATAAAAGGAGATAAACCTTCAGCAGCATAAGCCGCAAAATGAAAAACATAATCAGGTTTATGTACCTCAAAACAATTTTCAATAGGGTGTTCTGTAAGGTTCATTTGCCAAAAATCTACTTTTGGGTTAATGTTTTCTTCAAAACCACCACTTAAATCATCAAGACCTACTACTTTATATTCTGGTTTATTCTCAATAATCCAATCTGCTAATCTACTTCCTAATAATCCTGCTACTCCTGTGATTAATACTGTTTTCATAATGTCTCGTAATATGCGTTTTGTTTTTCTTGCTTAATAATAGTTTTATTATGTCTTAATGCTAATTCTGGTTCTTCCATAGGTAAATGGGCAAATGTAGAATGACCAATTATTTTTTCATGAACTTCTCCATACCATTGAATTCTAGGATCGTTTTTATAAATTCTCCATTGGAAATCTGGATAGTTAACCCATCCTTTTTCATTTACATTCCATCCCCATTTTTGAATATGTTCTTCAGTTAATCCTTCTACTGTATTAATACGAGGTACTCTAATTAAATCTATATCATTAGATTCAATTACTTGGGGAATTATTTTCATCATATATTCAGTAGGCATTTCATCAGCATCTATTTGAAATATATAATCACCATTACATGAATTGTTTAGTATATTTTTCCACCTAGCAAAATCTCCATTAAAATTTTGTTCTGAGAGTATAATGTGGTTATTTGAACTTAGTTTATGTAGGTATCCTAATAATTCAGATGTTGGGGAGTTTTTAGTTAAATCAACTAAAACTACTATTTCATCTTGAGGACGTTTATTAGAAATGATAAAAGGTAATAATCTTTGTATTTCTAAAAATTCATTACATACTGTTATAGCGTAACTTAACTTCATTATTCAGGTAGTAATCCAATATAAGATAAAGCATCCATAAAATTATTTCTTTCAAAATTAACTTTTGTGGTCATATCCATTTTATGGGTTTGGTCTTCTTTAATTTTATTATCTTCTTCAGTTAATAATACCGCTTTCACAGATGCCCATTTCCAATCTGAAATTGAAGTTCCATCAGCAAATACCATTCCTTTATCAACAACATTAACTGTAGAAGGCATCCAAACCATTCCATCATCATCAGTTGATAATAAATCCTTATATAATTCAGGTAATAATTCTACTTGTTGGTTATAAAAATCTTCACCTTCTCTCATTAAAGAGTTACTTTGAAACCCACATCCATAACAAAAGTAAGTTTTAATATCTTTATTTACTTCATCAACATAGCATGCATCTGAAGAGCAATTTGTGCATATAATTAGATTGTCCATTTTTTATTTTATTAATTTTGGTAAATTTAATTTTGGTAATTTTAAGCTAATTTCTTTAGGAAATTCAGGTATATTTTTTTCTAGTAATGAAGATAATAAGTTTTTCATCTTATCCCAACTAAAATTCTCTTTACTATGATAACCTTGTCTTTTTCCTAATTGTTGGTATTTTTTATAATCTTTAAATACTGATTGGAAAGCACCACCTATAGAACCATGATCAGGACTAAACCATTCAGCATCAGGAAGTAGAAATTGATTTTTTACACTTTCATGGACTTTAGTTAAATTACCCCCAATTACAATATTATATTCAGGGTTTAGAAAATCCATATGACCACTCCAACCACTAACAATAATTGGTTTTTTAGATAAACTAAATTCTAATAATGGACGTCCAAATCCTTCACCTTTAGTTAAACTAATCATAGCTTTAATTTTTCTATGATTATAAATTTCATTCATCTCAGTATCTGAAAAATCTCCATGGATTAAATATATATTAGGAAGATCATTTGATTTAACTGTTTCTTTAATAGCTTTAATTTTATTCAGTATAGAATCTCTATCCATATGAGAAGCACCAACATGAGATGTTTTTAAAATAAGAGCAGGTCTTTTCTTTTTATTTTTAAAAGTTTCAAGAAATGCTTTCACCAATAAACCTACATTTTTTCTATCTTCACCTAAGTTGCCTTCCATCCAATGACCTACAAATAGATAAGCAAATGATTCTTGAATTGAATCAATTGACTTAAATAAATCATCATTAGTCATAGGTGTATTTAAAGTTTTATATATATCTAAATCAGCACCCTCAAATAATACTTCTATAGGAGTTTCTAATTTGATTTTTCCTAATAATTGATTTTCATTTCTTTTTTCAAACTCTGATTTTATAAAAGAATTTTTAGAATGTTCGGATGATGTTAAGATTAAATTCATACGATTACATCCTTCAATCCATTCTCCTGGTACTAATGTTGTTTCAATTCCTGCTGTAATTCCTATATTGTATTTTCCTACTGGTTGGAATTCATTAGGTACTGTAATTTGAGCCCAAATTTCTGGTTGTTCAGTTAGAGGCATTGGAATTACTAAATCTAATAAAGACTCCCATTCAGGATTATCCTTACAAAAACCAAAAGGTGTATTTCCCCATCTTTGAGAAAGGAGTTTTACATCGTATTTTTCGGTTGCTATAATAGCTTTAATTACATCTCGTGAGCGGGCTCCATATCCGCTATATGTGTCAAAAGGAGAACTAATTACAAATGATGGTTTCATTAATATAACAATTTATGTGGTATAACTTTATTTTTAACTTCTTTAGTGTCTATAAATTCAAATCTATGTCTTGGTTTCCAAGTATCAAATAAGGAATTAAAGGCATCAACAATACGTTCTGCTTGATGTGGTGAAGTAAATCCTGCTTCTGAATTTAAAGCCCATTCTCTACCTTTATTACCTAATTCTTTTTGTTTATCTTTTCCTAATGAATAAACATTCATAATTTGTTCAGCTGCATCTTCGGCACTACATCTATCATCCCAAATATAAGGTGTTCTAGGTGAACCTTGAATTGATCTATTTGTTGGGAATACGGGAAATGCCCATTCACCTGATGTTTTATATGTACCATTATGGTTTGAAGGGAAATCAGCATTAAAATCAATCCAATTACCGTTTTCATCTTCAAAACGCATTTGATCCTGCATTCCTCCAGTTGTGTTAGCAATAATAGGAGTACCTGTTAGTAATGCTTCAGTAAGAGATAATCCCCACCCTTCATTAGAACTTAATAATATTTGCACATCAGCCATATTATATAAATAATTCATATGTTCAGGAGCAAATTTACCTTTAGTAAAGAAAACATTATTTGGGTATTCTTCAAATAATAACTCTATAATAGCAATTAAATCAGTTCCATGTTCACTTACTTCTTCAGTATGAAGTAAAATAGCACATTTTTCAGCTTTTTCTTTAGGAAGTTTATCTAAAAAGTACCTAAAAGCTAATAATGTATCAGGAATGGCTTTACGTCTAATATTTCTAGAATTAAAAAATACTACAAATTCAAATTCATTTCCCTCAAATAACCCATTCTTAAATTCAAGAAAATCTTTAGGAAATTCAGTCATAGGATAAAATATCTCATTATTTAAGCCGTGAGGAACATACTTAATTACTTTATCATTTGCTTTATCGCCTAATACTAATTTATTAATGTTTACTGTTTGCTTACTAATACCCATTAACAAATCACATGCTTCATAAAATGCTTTATTATATAACGGTGTAGGATAATCATCCCAAATATTTAAATAAGCAATAGGAATATCTTTTCTAATTTCATTTTCCATTTGGAAAATATATTCAAAATATCTTGGATCTGTTATTAATAATATAGCGTCAGGTTTTTCTAGATTGATTAATTGTCTAAGAAAATCTGGTGTTCCGTATCCATCGGTTGGGTAAAGAATAACAGATGAATCATCGATACCAGCATTTTTATTTGTATCGGAACTCAAATCAAATCTTTTACCTTTTTCAGGATGTTGAATACTACCTGCCATATTTACCCAATTAAAATGAGATGCGGTATGAATTACAATTTCACGAGCAACTGTTGCTACTCCTGAATGGACTCTAATATCATCACAAATTAATAGGATTTTTTTCCTTTCATCCTTAGGGATGTATTTAAAACTTTTATTCATTAACTTTTATTTTATTTAATTTACTATTTATTCAAATCTAAATCAGTATGACTATGGATTTTCTTACGAAAATCTTCATCAGTAAGATACAAATGAATAGTACGGTCAGCAAGTTTTTGTAAAGAAAACTTATATCTTACACAAGATATTTTGAATTCTTCAAATAATTCGGATTGGACTTTAACCGAGGTTAATGTCATGTCTTTTTTACTCATAATCTTTATTTTTAATTAATTGTTATATATACGTATGTATGGATTTTTAAGAAATACCCACATTACATAATTCTTTTTTATTTTTATAAGGACAAAATGTACAGTTCCATTTTGAGGGATTTGGAGTCATTATGTCATCTTTAAATTGATTATTAGGTGTAAATACTTCTTTAATAAAATCTTTTACTGCTTTATCTGCTCTACTCATTTTTATTTTACCAGATGCAGGCTTAAAAGTTTGTATACGAGGTATTACATAATCCTTACTCTCATATAACTTTCGTTTTACAATAAAAAATTCAATATCAATATTTTCAATTGGGAAGTTATATTGTTCTGAAAAGTATTTTTTGTATAGGATTAATTGAAATTGTTTATCTTCATCTTTTTTGGCTTTAGCATTCCATCCCCTGGTAGATGTTTTAATATCAAGGATTTTTATTGTATTTGTAGGTTCATGATACATTACTATATCTAAATAACCTCTATATAAAACATCATTGTAAGATGGATCAGGAGTAGTGAGTATAGGTAACTCACATTGTATTAAATGCCATCCTTTTTTAGAAAAATATTGTCCTCTTTTCTTTTTAAATGTTCTAAGAATTTCTAAACCATCCTCATAAAATTCATTTATTTCAGCAGGATCACTAAAATGGACATTTTTGTTCTTTTTATAATCATCAAGGTAAGTCTTTCTTAAGCTATCCTCAAAGTATTGTTCAATATCCATTCTATTAGCTTCAGCTGCACTTTTTTCATACATTATATCTAAATAATGTTGGATAGCTTCATGTATTGCTGTTCCAAAGGTCATATGAATGCTCTGTTCAGATATTTTATGACCATCTCTGTAATGTAATGACCATTTTTTAGGGCAACTCCTATACATTGACATTTGAGAATAGGAAATAGCCTTTTCAGTAGCATAATTAACTTCTCTATTAGGCCTATTCCTTATTTCTTTTACAATTTGGGGTATCTTTTTTTTAGCCAAAACTTCAATTTATTTATCCTATAATATACGAAATAGGATTAAGGTAACCAAATAAAATTATTTCTTCCATTTGCCCCTCATCACTAATTGGGCAATAATTCCATAATTTGATATATCAATAAAGCTATCAATCATGGGTTCATCATTAACATAATTTTTACCTTTACGATTAAGCATGTTTTTTAGGCGGTTTATCTTGTCGTTACAACGCAACCAAATACCAGTCAATGACCACTGTACATCTTCATCTTCTGTGAGTGTAGACCCTAAAGCAATATTTCCTAATCCATAATCTAACATTTTTCCAGCAAACAAATCATATTGTTCTTTCTGGATTTGTTTAAATTCTTTTGCTAGTTCAGGGTATATTTTTTCAAAATCACCTACAGTTGAACCTATAATTTCATCATAACTTGCTTTAGACTCAGGATAAGTTCCTGTTATATAATCTGGGTTTTCTTGTCCTGTTGTTGTTACTTCCCAATCAGGATGTTTATATGTTTTTTCTGACATTTTATTTAAATAACTTGTTTTTGATCTAAATATTTTTCTATTGTTTCTAATCTCTCATCAGCATCAGCTAACATAGAGAGTGCTTCTTCAGCATTTTTATAGAAGTCTTCTGTTGAATGGTCTCCAATTCCTGCTGGGTTTTTTTCTAGTAATTCTAAAGTTAATAGTGCTTTTGCTTTATCGGAAATGGCTGATGTGTAAAGCATGTTTCTTAGTTTACTCATGTTTTATTTTTTTAGTAATTTTTTAATTTCTTTTTCGTTAATTCCCATCTCTTCTAGAATACTTTTAATTCCTTTATTTTTCAATATAGTAATATAACTATTAGCTTCCCTAAATGAACATTTAAAATATTCTGAGATATACTGTAGTAATTCTTTGTTACTTTTTTTATTTTTACTTTTAATATATTTTAAAAACATTTTTTTCTTAGGTAACATAGTTTTATATATAGTATAAATCTTTTCACTCTCAGTCATTGGTAACTTTTGAGCAATATTCGCTATATCAACATAACCATAATACATGCTTACGTACCTATGTACAATATAAGGACTAAACGAAGATTGTTCATCCTCAGTAAAGGAATTCCAATCTCGTTTAGTATAAGTAATTTCGTTAAGCCAATCGAATAAATTCATTACTTATATTCTTCTCTTAATTCTTTAGGTAGAGTATCTAATAAGATATCTCCGGTTTCTGAATCGTAAAATACTGGAATTGGAATAAGACCATCTTCATCTGCTCCTACTACGAAACGAGATACTTTACGTAAAATTACTCCTTGCTGCCAGATTTTAGATCCACTTGGAGTTTCGACTGATGTTGTTTTGCTCAAATCAATTTGAGGTTGTTGTGCTTGATTCATTTGTTTTTTATTAATTTATTAAATCCATTTGTTTCTTTTAAAGTAGGCAAACATTGCTCCTATTGTAATTATTGTTAATCCTGTAAAAACCCAAAATCCATTATCATCTGATATTAAAGGTACGTCATCAAAGTTCATTCCCCAAAGTCCAGTGTAAAATGATAAGGGGAGAAATATTGTAGACCATACAGTTAACAGGTTTAATCTACGGTTCATAAGATCATTATGTCTTTTTTCAACCATAGCTTCTAGCACTTCAAAAATTTGAATTAAATCTAGATGCTCACCTTTTAGTAATTCTCTTTTTAAATTATAAAAGTCGTTTATATCATAATCTTTATTTTCAAAGATTAAAACTTCATAATATTCAAGTGCTTTTTTTAATTGTTCTTTTTCCATAAATCTAAAGTCCATAAAGATGATTCTATAAAATACAAAATACCAGTTATTACCATTCCATAATGAGTCCAAGTACCACTATGCCCTGTAGTAAAATCAGCGTATATAGAGGGTATTGCTGAACCCATAATTGATAGACTAAATAATAGTTTGGTATATTTATGTTCTAAGAATTGTTTCATTTTAATTCTATTAATTTTTGGATGAGTGCCATTGCGTTAATTTCTTTATCAATACGGAAATTAGACTGATAACTATACTCGTTGATGTAAATAGCAACCATTCCTTCCATTCCATTTGCGTATATAGAAGCATTATCATACAAATAACGATAAAGTTCCTCAAAATCACTGACATTTGCATTAGCGATAATTTGTCTAATTTCTCTCCAATTCGGTTTAGCATTTTTTAATTCTTTAAGTACTTGAGCCATATAATTAGATGATACAAGTATAGATTTATCTAATACTACTTCATCATCTTGGATGGATAATTGGAGAGTATTAAGCATTTTACGTAAATCAGGATAGAATTGATTTACCACTATTTTTAAATCATCAGCAGCACAATCAACTTTTTCCTGCTTGAAAATATTAACAAGATGATAAGCAATATCTTGTTTTGATGGGGGAACAATTTTAAGTACTTGACATCTAGATTGTAAAGGATCAATAATACGTTCTACAAAATTACAAGTTAATATAAAACGAGTAGTACGTGAATAAGTTTCTATTACATTTCTAAGAGCGGCCTGACCTTGGATTGTTAAGAAATCAGCCTCATCTAAAATAATTACTTTAAGGGGAGCAAACGATGCTGAACCTGCGAAACTTGAGACCTTATCTCTAATAGTATCAATTCCACGTTCATCACTGGCATTAATATAAAGATATTCACAGTCCAAATTATTAACGATAAGCTTAGCAAGAGTAGTCTTCCCAGTACCTGCAGGGCCATAGAATAAAAAGTTCTGAATGTCATTTTGTTTAATGTATTTATCGACTGTTGTTTTAATTGTCTCATTTCCTACATAACTATTTAAATCAGCACTACGATATTTTTCAACCCAAAGTGTATTTATTTTTTTACTCATCTCCGTAAATTGAATATTTAATTGGTTCTGGTTCTACTATCTCTACTTCATCAGGTAATATAGCAAAAAGTTTACCCTTAGCCAAATCTAAACGAAATGCTGATGGTTTTACCTTAGCTATCTGAAACCATGATTCCAAAGCATTAGTAAGTGATTTTTGAATTTCTTTTACACCATCGACTTCCCAACGGTCCCCAGGGGGGACACGTTGAGCTATCTCATGGAGTTTTTCTATAACTTCTGTTTTACTCATAACCTAATATTTTTTACATCATTCCTCCCATCATTCCAGCCATAGGGTCTACTTCATCTTTACTATCTGGGTTGTCAACAACCACACATTCTGTAAGAAGAATAGTACCTGCAACTGAAGCGGCATTTTCTAATGCTGTGCGGGTTACTTTTGATGGATCAATAATACCTGCTTCTTTCATATTTACAATTTCTCGAGTTTTAAGATTATAACCATCCCATATTGAATCTTCCATTTGTAAATTCATTGCTAACATTTGGGATTCAACTATGTCATAACCAGCATTTGATAAAATTTGTTCAAATGGTTTTCCACATGCTTTATGTACAATTCCTGAACCAATATCTGATATTTCAATATTTTGACAAGCATACAATAATGCAACACCCCCTCCAGGAACAATTCCTTCTTCAAGGGCTGCTTTAGTAGCATGTAAGGCATCATCAACACGATCTTTCTTTTCTTTCATCTCAGTTTCAGTTAATCCACCTACATGAACTACTGCTACTCCTCCAACGAATTTTGCCAACCTTTCTTGGAGTTTTTGTTGTTCGAATGATGACGTTGCTTTTTCAATTTGGTGTTGAATTTCCTCAATACGTGTTTGTATTGATTCAGCTGATCCTTTTCCATCAACGATAGTTGTTTCATCTTTTGTAATGTTTACGGCACGTGCTTCCCCAAACCAGCTCCATTCAAATTTTTCAAGTTTCATACCTTTTTCAGTACTAAATACTTGACCACCAGTTAGAACAGCCATGTCTTCCATAATTAATTTTCTACGATCCCCAAAATCAGGAGCTTTAACAGCTGCTACTTTAATAGTACCTCTCATTTTATTAACAATAAGAGTAGCTAATGCTTCACTATCAATATCTTCTGCTACAATTAAAAGTGATTTATTTTGATTTGATACTGCTTCTAATACGGGAAGTAATTCTTTTACTTGGGTGATTTTTTTATCTGCCATTAAAATAAGTGTATCTTCTAAATGGCAAGTCATTGTATTATTATCAGTAACAAAATAATGTGATTTATAACCACGATCAAACTGCATACCCTCAACAGTTTCAAGATATGTTTCACCTGTTTTAGATTCTTCAATCGTTACTACACCTTCACGACCTACTTTACCCATTGCTGTTGCTATAAGTTCTCCTACTTCAATATCATTATTAGCTGAAATTGTTGCAATTTGTTGTAATTGTTCTTCTGATGAAATATCTTCTGAATTTTTACGGATATATTCTATTACTTCGTGTACTGCATTATCAATACCACGTTTGATTTCAACAGCATTTGCCCCATTATTAAGATGATGCAATCCTGCTTTTACCATTTCACGTGCCAATAATGTAGAAGTTGTTGTACCATCTCCAGCAACATCAGCAGTTTTAATAGCTGCTTGTTTAACCATTTGAACACCTACTTCTTCAACATTGTCTTCTAATGAAATAGATTTTGCTACTGTTACTCCATCTTTAGTGGATTGTGGATAACCATGTGTGTTTGAAATAACCACATTTCGTCCGTTAGGACCTAAAGTTGATACTACTGCATCTGCTAGTTTATCAATACCTGAGACCAATTGTTTTCTTGCTTCTGGTCCAAATTCAATTATTTTACTCATATTTACTTATTAATTTTTGCTAAAATGTCGTTTTCTTTACCTATCAAATATTCAATACCTTCCCATTCAAATTTAGTAAAACCCATTGTAGGTAATACTACTGTATCTCCAATTTTAGATACTGTTTCAATGAATGTTCCTGTAACTGAATGATGACCAGGTCCAACAGCAACAACTTCAGCTGTTTGGTTTTTTTCTTTACCCATGTCTGGTACTACAATATTACCATACATTTCTTCTTCAAATTCTACTGGTTTTACTACAACCGCATTAAATAGTGCTTCTAATTTCATATTCCGATTTTATTTAATAATTTTTCCATTTCTGTTTTTTCTGATTCCCAAGTTTTAATATATTCTAAAATACTATTATATTCAGGTTTTGTATCTAATTTTACTTTTGCTATTTTCTTTAATGCATTAGCTAGAGTAGAATAATGACCTAAAGGTTTTTCATAATCTTTACCTTCATTTTCATTTCCTTTATTGCCAAATCTTCCAAGATTTTTTTCATCCGGAGTAATGATTTCGATTACAGTATAACAATACTGATCTTTAGAAATGTAATACGGGAGTAATACTGGATCTTTAATAATTGTGTTTGCCATATAACTTTTTTATTTATTTATAACGTGAATATACGAACAGTATATTAATAAAACAACCTTAAGGGCACAATAGGTTACTTAATTTTTACTGTTTTTGGTTTTGACTCTTCTGAAATTGGAATATGAAGTTTTAATAAACCATTTTCCATTTCAGCTCCAATCTTATTTAGATTAAATTTTGGAGATATTTTATATCCTAAATCAAATGATTTTCTAGATAAACCATGATAGATATAACCTGAGAAGTCGATTTCACTTTTAGGTTTTTTATAACTAATTTTTAATAAATCTCCTTCTACACTAATGTCAAGGTCATCTTTAGTAAGTCCTGTACAGGCTACTTCAAAATGAAGTCCTTCATCATCATAATAAATGTCTAAGGGATGGGGTTGTTTTGAATTTAATGCTGGTGCGAATTGGTCTTCTGCATTAAAGAAGTTTCTAAATAGAATGTCGAACGGATTACGTTCATTAATGTTTAATGTACTCATATCATTTTTTAAATTTATGCTGTCCGAAGATCAGCGGGTTAAACTATAAATTGTGCCCTAAGGTCGTTTATTATAAATATATAATTATTTTTCTTTTGAAACAAGATAATAAGTGCTTTTTAATTTATCATTTTCAAATTCAAGTTTTATATGTTCTTTATTTTCTTGTAAACATAAACTTAATTTTCCTGATGTCATATCTTTATTGCAATACATTATTTCTTTAATTCTACTTGAATCATAATGTTCATCTATATTTGTGTCTTCTAAATTAACATCTTGTAAGTAAAATGATACTTTATTAGAATATTGAATATTTCCCCCAAAACATAATTCTATTCTATCTTCATTATCTTCATTTGGGCTGTATTTGATTACAACTGTATTAGCATCAGTTAGTGCTTGTTTTGCTTTAACAATAGCTGAAATACTCTCATTATCTATTTCTGCTGTTGCTGTATATTCAAATTCTCCTGCTAATTCTCCAGATGCAGGGATATGATTAGTATCAGCTAAAGCATAATTAAGAGTATATTGATTATCAGCAATAATTAATTGGGTAATTAACTTATGTTTTTTATTATATTCTAAATTTAAATAACCATTTGTAATTCCTATTAATTTTACTAATTGACTAGTATTACCAATAGCTATAACTGAATCCTCAACAGGAAATTCTTTATAATCTATTCTTCCTAATAAATCTTTTGAGGGGGAATTAAAACCAATACCTAAAGTATTATTTTTTATATCCCATCGTACTTGCTCAACAGTACCATTTAAGTGATACTTTGAAATTATTGATACTAAATCTAATTTATCTATCATATTAAAACTTAAAAATATTATTTATCTTTCTATTAAATACTGGCATTCCCCAATTAATGTCGTGGTATACGTTTTCTAATTTATTCTTAATTACTGAGTCAAATATTCCATCTCTATCAATATATTTTTCAATAAAATCCATAATTTCAGGGGGATCATTATATCCATTAAATCCAATAGTATCTATTCTATATGGATTCTCTTTAAGATACGCAATATACATTTTATCTCCAACTTGAAATATAGGGAACTTTTTATCTAATCCTTTAAATTTAAGGATATCATTATAAAAAATTGCTGATTTGGTATTAATAGGACATTTTAATCCTAAACGAGAAAATATTTCACCTGATTTGGGAGGGGAAGCAATATACTCCCTCATTTTCTTTAGTCCTGTGGGTTTTAGTATTTCTTTCCAACCTACTGTTCTAAGTGATTCTCTAAAATCAAGAACTTGTCTATCAATATCAGCTTTTTCTTTACCAAACATAATTTCAGTAAGGATATGTTCTCCAAACTTTTTAAATAATGGAGGGAAGTTAGACTTCATTAGATCTAAACCTTTCATATCTAACTCTTCAGTTGGAATTCCTTCTTTATTTACAATAAATTGAGCATATCTACGTTTGCCTGAGAAATATCCCCTTTCAAGTACAACTTCTTGTTTTAACTCAAAATAATGAGGTTCATCTGGATATTTGATATTGAATAATTCTTGAGCCATTTCATGAAGATGCTTATTAGCTAATTCTTGAATTTCTTCAGCAACTTTTAATGTTTCCTCTACAATGGTTTCCCTATCAGCATTAGCTAGTTCTGGGTTTCTATAAACAATAAGATCTTTTACTTGGGCAAATAATGAATCAGTATCTGATGTAATAATATAATCTTTATCAGTTCCCATTTGTTCATTAATCCAGTTATTTACAAAAATAATAGAATCTTGGGTTAATCGTTGACCAGTTAATGTAATAGCCTTACTTATCATTTTATGTCCATCTGTGTATCTCCATCCATTTTGGGCGAATACACCATAAACATCATTTAGTTTAATTTTATACGCGTGTTGACGTTTATTATAAAATTCACCTTGCACAGCATCACCTGCTTTGTATGCTTTTTTCATTTTATTTTTATATTCAACACGTTTGGCAAACCAATCAGCTAATATCTCACAAACTACACTTGATTTATCTTTACGGAATATAACCCCAGGAGCTGATATTAAAAGGTCATCTTGTTCTATTTGTTTAATAATTAAACCTACAGGTACATTTTCAGTAACAGCAATAGTATAATCTTTATTTAACCTTTCAATTTCTACTTTAGTCATAGGATCCATTGCTCTTAGTTCCTTTAATGACCATTGGTTATCATATTTATTTTTATTTACAATACGTCCTACTAAAGTTTCAACACCAATATTAAGGGAACGAATAATTGAAGGATATAGAGAAGTAAAATCAAGATCAATAACCCACTCATACAATCCAGGAACTGGCTCTTTAAGATAACCCCCAGCATATTCTTGAGTTCGTTTAACTTCTGCTATTTTTTCATCAATTTCACTTTGACGCAAAGATGGATTGGTTTGTATTCCTTTAATTACATTCCCAATATTTAAATTAGGGTTATAAGTTGTAGGTTTATTAGGAGATACAATACCTTTACGCTTTAGGTAAGTTAAAATAGCTCCATCATTTAATACAGTTGAATAATATATAGTCTCATAAGGTGTATGACATAAGTGACAAATATTAACTGTAAGCTCAATAAATTTAAGAGAACGTTCTAATTCAACTAATATTTCAACATCTCGTATGTTATATTCAATAAATTTTTCTACATCAGTTTCAAATAAATGATCTAAGTTTCCTTCATATTCAATTTTAGATAACTTAGCATATTTGGATCCAATATCATCTAATCTATAAGAAGGTTCTTGTTTAGTAATAAATTTCTGGAATAGGAGCATATAATCTAAATGATTAATACCTCCTAATTGAACTGTATTAATAATATTACCTGTTTTCCTATCTTTTCTTTGTAATGGATTTATTTTATTAAGAGGTGAAAAATAGCTTGCTTGGGTTTTACCTATAATTTTTTCCATTCTATAATAAAGGTAAGGAACATCAAAGTATTGACTATTCCATCCTGATATTATGGTTGGGTCTAATTTTATCCATAGATCTAGAAAACCATTTAGTAAGTCTTTTTCATTATCATATCTAATAATTTCAGTTTCTCCACTAATTTTATTTAATCTCTTACTTTCATCCAATATCAAACAATAGTACTTTTTACTATTATTATCATACACAGCAACTGAGGTTATTTTACCTTTAGGGTTTTTAATATTTTCAGGGGTTAATGCACCAACAATTTCACACTCAATATCAAAATAAACTATATTATGAAATGAAGGAGTATCATCTGATTCGTAATATAAATCGACTAGTAAACGGGTATCTCTGTCTACGTCATTTTCAAAGAAGTTAGGATCTCTAAATTTTGCTCTTGGAGCCACAGAAACTGATTGGCCGAATATTGTTTTTAAATCTCCATCAGGGTCTAATTGATATCTAGTAGGATCATATTTGAAATTTTTCTTCCAACCATGTTTGTCATCCCTAAGATAATAGACATAGTCGCTTCTATCATAGAAAATTGATTGATACATTAAAAGAATTTTTTAAGGTCCGGTCTAAAATAATTGATGTTTTTCATAACTTTTTTGTCACGTGTTCTATAGACAATATAATATTCTCCAACCTTTTCATAGTGACACGGTTCATTTTGTTCCTGGGAACGTCTTTCCACTGTTTGTTGTGCTTCCTCTTCACTAATACAAGCCTTCGACATATTCGACGCTTGTACTTCTTGATAGGCGTCCCATAACTTATCCTTAAGACCATGTAACATAGCTCCGTTACCAATCGAGACGTAGGCAATGTCACATAAAGCATCAAGAATCTCAACAATGTCTCCTGTTTCACAAGCGTGTTTGTACTCTTCAAGTTCTTCAAGGATGAAATCATAAACAAACATCCATTCTTTTTTCTCTGGTATAATTGGCTCATAGTTATTAGGTTTACCCATTGTGGCGTTAAATGTTTCTACTTCACTTACAAAGGGGACATAATTACCCTTAAATTGTTCTGCTATTTTTTTAGCAGTAAATTGAGCCCATTCACTTTCGGGGACCATACTAAGTTGATCTCTATCCCTAAATGAATTTAGAGTACCTAAACTATTTAATAGAATTACTTCTATTTCTTCTTCAAATTGTGTCATAACTTTTTTATTTTATTTTACCGGAATATAAGAAAGGAGATTGGATAAACCAACCTCCTTTTTAAAATAATTAATATTTTTAATTATAATTGTTGATCGTTTTTATAAACTTTACAACCTTGTCCTTCTAGAAAACTAACAGCATCATTAACAAGAGAAGCTAATTGATTTTCTTCTATATCCTCAGAATTAGGAAGACTTACAGATGGGAAATTGAATTTTGTACTATCAATAAGACCACGATCGTCTGAAGTTCCCCATATTTTTATTTCAGATTCAACAACTGACGCTACTGTGTATTCACAGTCCATAGTTTCTATTTGACCAGATGCTTGGTCACATATAACAATTTGATTTGATTCGTTTAATTTTAAATAAAGCATAATATTAAGTTTATTGATAAATATTAGATGTTATGTCCTCCATTATTAATTTTTAAACTATCGAAAAATTCTTTTCTTGATAAATTATTATTTTCTCTAAATACACCAGAAGCTTTAGTAGTAACCATGGCTGCTCCTTGATGCTTAACACCTCTACAAGATACACAATTATGTGTTCCAACTATAGTTACAATAACACCCTTATTACCTTCAGTAATTTTATCTACTGCGTTATGAATAGCTGATGTTAATTGTTCTTGAATAGCGCCTCTACGTCCAAATAATTCTACAATTCTGTTTAATTTAGATAAACCAATTACTTGACCTTCATCTCCAGCAATATAACCAATATGAACTACACCCCCAATTGTTTGGTGGTGGTGAGAACACATTGATGTTAATGGGATATTTCTTTCAATAATAATACCATCATAACCATCTGAAGGGAATGATGTAATTGGAGACATTGCTGTATATCTACCAGCCCATAAATCGTTTACGTATGCTTTTGCTACACGACGAGGTGTTTCCATTGAATTTGGATCGTTTCTCCAATCACATTTTAAAGCATCTAAAAATTTACCATATGCTTCTTCAGCAGCATCAATCATTGCTACTTTTTCATCACTATTAAGGGGGAAACCAGGTGCTACACCATTTGCAAAACCTTCTTGTACCACTTCTAATTGTTCGTGGATTTTTCTACGTTTATTTTCCATTTATAACTTTTTATTTGTTTGAATATACGAATTCTATTTATAGAGCCCAAATTGACTTTAAATTTCTATTAAACCCTTTACTATCGTCCATCCCCATTCCTATCAACCACTCATCTTTAATTGTAAAAGCATGATATGATTTTTGTTCTGGAATTGGAGATGTTTCTCTGGTTATTAGAGATACTATTGAAATTGAAGCTGGGTGTTTAACTTCTAGATATTCTATAACAGCGGCCATAGTATTTCCAGTATCATATATATCATCTACAATATAAACATGCTTACCTTTTACAGGTGTTTCTAGGTCTTTAGTAATTTGTATATCGCCTTGTTTGCGTTTTGTATACGATTTAACGCGCATAAAATCACATTCCATGTCAATTGGCGTAGCACGTACTAAATCGCTGTAAAACGCGAAACAACCATTAAGTAAACCCACCATTATGACTGGGGTTTTATCTCCTCTATGGTCATCTGCGATTTGTTTACCAATTATTTTAGTTTGGATATCAATATCCTTAGCTGAAATTAATTCTCTCATTTTATTTTATTTTTTACTCTTTCTGAAATTGGGATAGGTTCATTATTCTCATCTATTCTTACAAATGTAATATTTGTTGATAATATAATACTTTGCTTTCCAGAATACACATTGTGTGATCTAGCTTCCATGTAAAGTGTGATTGAAGTAGTTCCGATTGTATCTACACTACCGTATATTTTAATCATCTGACCTTCCTTAGCAGCTTTCTTAAAAATACATTCGTCAATCTTCACTGTGACCATTCTTGGAGTATCACATACCTCCATAGCATAAGCTGCTGCTGATGCATCTAACCAAGCTAATAACTTTCCTCCAAAGAGGTTAGCGTGGAAGCCTAAATCAGATTTCTTAATTGGGTGGGTTGATATCAGCTGCATTAATAAATTCTATAATCTTTTTTTTCAATAACTATATCTTCCAATACTAAAACAGGTAAACCATTTTTTACATAACTTTTAATAGCATCTAAAGGTGTTTCTACAATTGGTTCTCCAGGACCATTAAATGATGTATTTAATACTAAGGGAATCTTACTTGCTTTGTAAAAATTATTAATTAAATTATAATAAGATTCATTCATATCCTTAGTAACAGATTGATATCTTGAAGTACCATCAATATGGACTACAGAAGGAATTTTCGATTTCCATTCTTCATTACAATAAGCCGTTACTAACATATAAGGAGAAAATACATCTAAATCAAAGACTTTCCCTTGTTCCTCAAATAATACTGAAGGGGCAAATGGTCTATACCATTCACGATTTTTAATTTCATGATTAATATAATCTTTCATCCAAATAGTAGAAGGATTAGCTATTATACTTCTGTTACCTAAAGCTCTGGGTCCTATTTCTGAACCTCCCTGGAGGAGACCAATAGGTTTATCTTCCAAGAGTAGATCAGTTATATATTCATCTCTTTCTTCTCGAGTATTGAAATGAATTATATTATTGAATTCAAAAAATTCACTATCCTCGTCTTTAATATAAGTTTGGATATCTTTTATAATGTCATTTCTAGTATATGTTTTACCAAAATAAGGACTCATAAAAGGATTATCTTCAATAGGTCCCCAGTTATTAAGGAAATGCTTACCATAAAAGGCAGCACCTAAAGGAATACCACTATCATCTGCAGGGGGTGTAAAATAACATTTTTCAAATAACTCTGATTTGATTATAGCTTCATTAGCGTTGCAATTAAGGAATGAACCCCCAGAACAACATATTTTATTTAATCCTGTAAGTTGTTTTACATATTTAGCTAACATTGTAGTTAATCGAACCTGTTCACGTTGGTAAACCCCGGCTACATTAGATTTACGTCTAAAGTCAGCCTTATATGTAATTTCAGGATATACCTGAGTTCCTGGAATATAAAAATCAACTATATTTCCTTCTTCATCTTCTATAATGTTAGCAATATAATCTTGTTTTTTTAACCAATCTTCATCAGCATATGAGGCTAATCCCATTAATTTACCCGCTTGCCAGTTAGAAGTTTTTTCATCATAAGTCAACTGCATAGTACCCTGAGCATACATGCACCCTACAGATAATTCTTCTTTATCAAAGGTATAAGGTTCAGGATATTTAATCCATTTTTTAAGAACCTCTTCATAGTCTTTCTTAGTAAATTTAAATAAGGTAATAGCTTCTCCCCATCTTAATCCATTAGGTAGTTTAGGTAAATCACCATATTTTTCTTTAAAATATTCATGAGCTTTACTATTAATATCATGAACATTACCCATAGCATCCGCTACAATTACAGCCGCCTCATCATATCCAGAAGCAAAGAAAGTCGAATAAGCATGAGCTACGTGGTGGGGAACAAATAGTAATTTATTTACGGGTTGAGCTAGATACTGTGTAAATTGCTCTTCTACTAAGTCTTCCATTTCTGCTGTATTGTAGCAGTAAATATCCACGTCATCATACGTTATATTCAATGTTTCTAAACAATAATTAATAGATAATAATGGAATATCTGTGTTGAAAGGCATATCGCGTTTTACACGTGATAATCTTTCTTCCATAATTCCTACTTGAACTTTATCATCAATTACAATAACTGCTCCCTTATCATGTCCTACTGAAAAGCCTAAGCTAATTTGTTTTCCGTCTTTTGTCATCGTTTTCCTCCGTAATATTCTTTAGCGTGGCCTTCGTTAATTAAAATTTTATTTACACTTATTTCTGGTAGATTTGGGTTGTCATTATAGGTGTTTTCAACATAAATTTCACCTAAACAACGACCATATTTTCCTACTCCATGAGATACTAAAATAAATTTATTTTCATTTTCATTCAGAATTTCAATTAAGCGAGCTTTAGCTGCTAATCCTTTTTTCTTTTCTTCTTTATTTCGAGTTCTAGATTCCCAAGCATCCATCCCCATCATTCTAATTCTAACTTTTTTCCAAGTATCGAATCCTAAATCTACTAAGGCGTCTACTGTATCTCCATCTACTACTCTATCTAATGTGGCGTGGTATGTATACATTATTTGTTTTCTAATATTTCTCTTAATTCTTCAATAAGAGCCAGAACTTCGTCTGGCTCCATAGTAATGGCACAACACACTGAAACATTTTCTTCTATTTGTTCTAGTAATTCAAGTGCTCTATCCATTATACTTGGCGTTTAGTATCATAAGCAATAATATGATCTCTACCAGTCATATTATAACCATGTTCTGCACACATTTCAAATACTTTAGGATACATTTCAATTAATGTTTCTCTTGTATCTCCTGCAGGCATGACAAAGGTTTTGTCTTTAGGAATATTGAGCTCTTGTCTATAAGCTTCAATTTCAGCGAGGCCTTCATCAGTCCCATCCCACACAGGCTTATAATGATAGTCAGTATGATAATTAATACTCGTTCTAATGGCTTCAGTATTAAGGCGAAGACGATTGTGCGTTTTAACCATCTTCTCATCTGTAACTGATCCATTGGGAGTGGTAGCACCAATAACAGGGACACTATTACTAAACTTAGGTGAGATAGAAAGGAGACCAATCGGATAATCGGTTTCGAGGAAATGACTTCCTTCAGTTTCGATCGTAATAAGGATTCCTCTTTCATGAGCAAAGTGTGTTAGTTCGTTTACTAATGCGGGATGCATTGTTGGGGATCCTCCTGTTAACATCATTTCTTTAACGTGAGGATTCTCGTCGTAAATTTTAATAATATCATTAAAAGTAAATTCACCTTTTTCAGGATGGATTGAAGTATACCAAGAGTCACACCATCCTCCCTCACCAAAATAACAACGGTGAGTACAACCAGTAGTACGAACAGCAATTGTAGGACGTCCAAATCTACTACCTTCACTTTGTACACAACGATAGACTTCTAGTACTGGGAGTACTTTATTATAATCTTCAATACGCTTTAAAGGAGCGTTTTTATACCATAATTTTTTATTCTCCATAACTAGCTGCGTTTTTGCCATGCTCCATAAATTTAACTTTTGTTACTCTAACTCTACCATCTGTTTCTTCAAATACAAATGTATTTAATTTGTTAAAAATATATTCTGCAAATTTTTCTGCTCCAGTAGCAGGAATTATTCTTACTTGAGCTACTCCTGATTGTTCCATTTGTTGGAAAGCATCTACCCAAGGATCATCTTCAGCAATAATCATTGTGTGATCAAACATATAATCCATCCAAGCTTTAGGTTGCATACCATCAATTAAGGTTTTGGCACGTTTCATACCTCCAAAATCCCATACCCAATTTCTATGGTCTAATTCACCTTCAAAATATACTTTAAATGAAATACCGTATCCATGTATAAATCTACAATGTGTATCTTCTGCTTTCCATTGACGGAATACTGTACTAAATCCATCAAATACTTTACTTGATTGAAATTTACCCATTATAAAATTCTATTACTTGGTTTTCTGATTTAGCTCCAACAAAACGTCTTAATTCTTTTCCATTTTCTACTAAAATAGTAGTAGGAACACTTCTAACACCATATTTAGTTACTGCATCTGCTTCATAATCAATGTTAATTTTATTAACTTGAATACCTTGAGATGCTACTCTGTCCATTGTTGGACCAAACATTTTACACGGCCCACACCAAGGAGCACTAAAATACCACAATTGTTTCATATTATTTGTTTTTATTATACTAATTCTTCTACTATTCCTATTATTTCACTCAATATAAGCACCCCAGTTGCAATAACCAAATTAAAAGGGATAATTGCATAACCTAATATGCGAATACCTGATTTAATAAAGGAAATGATTTTATGCCATTTTTGGTTAGGCATGTGATTAATTTCTGCTATAAGATTTTTATCTCGTCTACCTCTATTTCGATTTACATCATAATATTCTTTAGAATGTTGTATCTCATTTTTTAAAAAATAAGTACCTCTCATTGCTTCTGTTTTTCCGTCGCTCATATTACTTTATATTTAATGTATTTGATGTTCTTACTTTATTAAATTGTTCTTTAGCATGTTCGGAAAGGACTTGTTCTACATAAATCCTAGCTGTTTCATAACTAACAGGACCTGTTTCATCTGCATATTGAGAAGGATCTGGTCTACCTAAGGCAATAAATGCTTCAATGCGTTCTACGGATGATGCTGATTTGT